AGTGATGAGCCTTTTTAAAACAGACAGATAATAACAATATATAAAAAAACAATGAGCAGGGAAATAATATGAAAACATATGTAATCACAATATCAAAACATTTCCTTACAACGCACAAGCGAGCAGGGGAAGAAACGAACTTCAAAAAAAAGTTCCTAAACGGTGAGAAGATACACACTATACGGGTGAATCTCCCACTATGGGAGAAACGCATCAAGGAAGCGCAGGAGGGACGTGCCGTGCTATCCGTCCGCCAATGGACGGGGAAACCTTATCGCAGCAAACAGGTGGAAATCGCACGGCTTACTGCCGAGAATGGCACAGGCGTACAGCAATTGGATATATTCGATTTTATGCGCCCTGCAAAAGTAGATATTTGCCAGTTGGTTGATTTAAGAGATTTGGCAAATAACGATGGTCTATCTTTTTCAGACTGGTATCACTGGTTCCGCTTGGCTGATGTAATAAAGCCAATGGCAATTATTCATTTTACTAAATTCAGATACTAAAAAAAAGAATATGATATATACTCACGCATCACTCTTTTCTGGTATCGGTGGAGCAGAACTCGCTGCCTCGTGGTTGGGGTGGACTAATGTATTTCATTGCGAAATACAAGAGTTTCAGCGGAAAGTTTTAGAGTATTGGTTTCCAAACAGTATTTCTTATGAAGACATTACAAAAACAGATTTTTCGGAATGGAGAGGACACATCGATGTGCTCACAGGAGGGTTTCCTTGTCAACCATTCAGTGTTGCAGGAAAACGAAATGGAGCGGAAGATAACCGCTACCTCTGGGGTGAAATGCTACGAGCTATACGGCAAATTCAGCCCACTTGGGTTGTTGGTGAAAACGTTAATGGAATCCTCTCAATGGTACAGCCCAGCAAAGAGACTAAGATGGGACGTACAGACGATTTGTTCGACGAGAATTTCATATACCGAAAGGAACAGAAATTCACAATTGAAGTCATCTGTGAAGACCTTGAGCGAGCAGGTTATTCCGTCCAACCGTTTGTTATTC